CCGGAAGATCGCGGCGGATCCCCTTGTGGGATCCGTGAACATCAACTATCAGATGTCCGCGACCCTCACGATCGATCGTCCCCAGCTGGGGTATTCGATCGCTGAGGCGAAGCAGATCGTCGACGCCTTGACGGCGTGGTTGACTGCTTCGACCGGAGCCAATGTCACCAAGGTTCTTGGTGCTGAGAGCTAGCCGCAGATGTGCGGGTAACTCTCGGTGGCAGGGTTGGTGCCAGCGGAGTCTTGATCGACTCTACTGGTTCTGGGTCCACTTTTGGTGGATCTCAGTTTGTCCAATCCTGTATCACATTGGCACACGCTGCGTTGCAAACCTACCCATATCTTCTGGGTAGCCGGCGGCTCGCTTAATCGCGAGCTTAGCCCTGGTGATGGACAGCCCACTGTTCAACGTCTAGAAAGGACGCTGACTGTGAGAAGTCTGTTGCAGTTCTGGCGTGTGCTGACAAGGGAAACTTACCTTGTCAACGGATGCCACAGAAGCACAACGCTTGACTACTCCTTAGGAGTAGCTAAGCGTCGTTTCGAACACGAGGGTGGTGAATTTCTCACTATTACCCTTCCTGCTTTCGGAAAAGACTTGGAAACTTGTCTTGACCGAGGCTTCGTCGATCCCCATCTGCAGTTCCATTCGTGGAAGCTGCAGGGTGAGACGCCCAGATTCCTGGGTGATCTCATGGATCGCGTGTTCGACCGCCACAGTGGCTACCTGCTTGACCAGCCGTCAGAGTTTGCCATCTTCTCTTTGCGGCAGCTTACGCTGCTGTTTAAGAAGATGCACTTGCCTTGCGATGAGAATCGCGTAGCGAGTGCGCTCTGGCAGTATGTCAAGACAGATTCTGAAGTGGGTGTGAGAGAGGATGCATATGTCGGTACGGCCTTACAAGGTCGTTTCCGGCAGATGTCATCCCTGTTGTTTAGTGACGTCTTCGCCAAACTCGACGCAGATGTCTACTACAACCGTCTCACTCCTAAGCATGGCCCAGGTTCCACTGCTGATGGACTGACCGGTAACGGTAAGTTCTATCAGCGTGAGTGGACCGACAGGCTGGAAGCGGTATTCCCTTATGGGGAGTACTGTCTCCCATCTTGGCGCTACTATAGCCGCCTCGATGATGTCCACTTCAGGTCGCCCGGGGACGAGAGACCCGTTCGGGTCATCACCGTCCCCAAGACGCAAGAAACGCCCCGATTGATTGCTATAGAACCAACTGCGATGCAATACTCGCAGCAGGCTCTCATGCAACCTCTCGTTCGCTGCATCGAGGCAGACAAACTCCTCGGTACAGTGATCGGATTCAGAGACCAGGTGCCTAACCAGCAACTGGCCCGAAAAGGTAGTGAATATTCTACCTTGGCGACACTGGATCTCAGTGAAGCTTCCGATCGCGTTTCCTACCAGCACGTGCTGGATCTGTTCCATCGATTTCCTTTCGTAAGAGAGGCCGTCGATGCATGCAGATCTCAACGTGCCAGTGTCCCTGCGTTTTGGTATCATCCGGAAACGGTGATGCCATTGCGCAAGTTCGCGTCCATGGGTTCTGCTCTCACCTTCCCGTTTGAGGCCATGGTGTTCACTACAGTGATCGCCCTGGCCTTGCAACAGGAAGCTTTTGAGCAAGGTGTTTCAAGCCCACTGACACGGGATAGCATTGCTGCTCTCCTGTCTGGTGTGCGGGTCTATGGGGACGATATCATTGTCCCCACTAGACACGTGGCTGCCGTGATCCGCTACCTTGAGCTGTTTGGCTTCAAGGTAAACGCGCACAAGTCTTTCTGGGAAGGCAAATTCCGAGAGAGTTGTGGCAAGG